TCGGTTCGCCGGCCGGGCGGCCCGCGCTAGAAATGGACTTGTTATCGCTCATGCTTGCCTCTCCTAATCAGATTGTATCTAATGAATAGTATAGACAACTATCATTGTAAAGTCAAGGGGTTAGGCGCGGGTTTCATCCCCACATTATAGCACTAGAATGGGCGTTCTAAACGTGCTATACTCCTGCTACCTCACCCCTTCGTCGGTGGGGCAGCCGCCCGGCTCACCCCCGCCGAGATTTTGCCTAGACGCCCGCGCTCCCCAACCGGCGCGGGCGTTTGGCGTCTAGGGGCATTTACATAGAGCGAACGGTTGTGCTATACTGTGGGGCGAGTGCTTCAGAATGAAACAAAAACCCACCGACTACCGCAACCGAATCAAGGCGCTTGAGTACGTCAATAGCGCCGACTTGACGCCGCTAGAGGGAGGCAAAATACTCTTCGATTTCTGCCGCTTTCTTCTGCCCGGCATCTTGTCCGAGCTTGTGATAAAGCCAGTCAAGAGGCATCTTGTCTCTCTTTCCGTTGTTGCAACCGGAATACCCATGACAGAGCGGAACGATGTTAGTGCGGTCGGTAGTGCCTCCTTTACTGAGCGGAATCCAATGGTCAGCGGCAATACAAAGCCCATCCCCCTCTGCCGTTCCACATACTGCGCAACGCCCGCCCCAATGGTTAAGGCATCGTTGCCAATCTGCCGGAGAAAAGTCCCTCAACGAGTATTTCAGGCTTACCCTTCGGGCACGATTACGAAGTCTAATCGCGATTCGGTTTTCGTTTCTGTAGGATTTTCGGGCGGCCGTCCTTTTTTCATGATGCTTGGCGTAGGACTTTCTGTCCTTCTCGTTACGCTTCTCACGGTTCGCCCGCTGATATTCACGGTGCCATATTCTCAGGCTTTCCCGGTTGGCCTTTCTGTACTCGACGGCATACGCCAACCGGTGCTCGCGCTCGCGCTGGTATCGTTCGGCATTCTTGGCGCGGTTTTCCTCATGATGGGCGTAGTAAGACCTGTGCTTTTGCTCCTTGATCAGCTCAGGGAATTCTTCGCGACGTTTCCGCATGTATTCCCGTCTACTGGCGCGTTCGCATTCTCTACAGACGCGCCCCCTCCTAAATGCCTCTTCAGGCAAGTTCCGCTGGCACTTTGTACAAGTCTTCATGTGTTAAGTTTACAGGATGCGGAGTGACACGTCAACAAAAACAGTTTGAACTTGCCGGTATCGTTCGTAACCGCATTGTAGAGCGGCAGATGTTGCGCCCTGGTGACCTGCTAGACCATCCTGGGCAATGGCGCGATCACACGGACGCGCAAGCGCAAGCGATGGCTGGCATCTTGCGTGAGGTCGGTATTGCATCGACGCTAAAAGCATGGCGCAGCGAACGGGCGGGGGGCGGGCTGGTAACGTGGGATGGGCATCTCCGCAAGTCTCTCGACCCCGATCTCGAATGGCCGGTTGACATTCTTGATATTACGGATGCGGAAGCAGACTACTTGCTTAGTGTCTTTGACCCCGTTTCCGCAATGGCGACGGCCGACGCCGGGGCGCTCGACGCGCTACTGAGTAGCGTCCAGAGTGGGGAGGCGGCGGTTATGGCAATGTTGGCAGAGTTGGCGGTCAATGCCGGGATTGTGCCGCCAGATGTGGAATGGCGAGAATACGACGAAAGCGCAGCCGATGACGTTGAATACCTGGAGTGCCCATCATGCGGGCATAAGTGGCCCAAGTGAAAGACTACCCTGCGCACTTAGAAGCCATGTGGCAGCGGCATCTTGCGCCGCGCGAGCCGAACGCGCCGACGGTTATTAGCACCTTTGCCGGGGCGGGTGGGTCGTCACTCGGTTACAGCATGGCCGGCTATCGTGAGTTATTGGCCGTTGAGTGGGATAACAACGCCGTCGAAACATTTAAACTTAACTTTCCCGGCGTGCCGGTCTATCATGGTGACATTGCCAATTTGTCGGTAGATGAGTGCCTGGACCTTGCCGGGCTTGCGCCGGGGGAACTGGACGTACTCGACGGGTCGCCGCCGTGCCAGGGCTTTTCGACGGCAGGCAAGCGCATTATGGACGATCCGCGCAACCAGCTATTCAGGGAGTACGTTCGTCTGTTGAGGGGACTCAAGCCAAAGGTTTTTGTCATGGAAAATGTATCAGGCATGGTCAAGGGCAAGATGAAACTTGTCTTTGTAGACATCCTGAAAGAACTAAAGGCCAGCGGCTATCAGGTTAGCGCCAAGTTGCTTAATGCTATGTACTTCCATGTGCCGCAAAGCCGGGAGCGCATGATATTTATCGGCGTGCGGAATGACCTTGGGATTATGCCGACGCATCCAGGGGCAGAGAGTAGGCCGCTTTGTGCTATATGCTCAACGAGGGGCGTAGATGATACGGTGAACCCATACGGTGCGCGTTCATTCAATCAGGCCATGAGATTCTTACAACATCACAGACCGTCGTCAACCCTAACTAAATCAGAAGTGCCGGGCAGTGATCTTCCGTGGATTGACAATCAGAGAATAGGGGACAAAAGGGCGCAAGTAATCGCCTCATTCCCTTTGAGTATGAGGTTTTTCGGAACCTGGAAAGACGCTGTTAACCGCATCGGCAACAGCGTCCCGCCGCTATTCATGGAAGCTATAGCCCGACATATCCGGCAAAGCGTACTGACCTTTTGACGCCATGACTGACAAACCCGTACACACTAAAAAGCCACTAACGCGGCCGTCAGCCGTCCAGGTTGAGGACGCTATCCGCAAGTCAGCCGGCAACGTGACGGCCGCGGCGCGGGGGTTAGGGGTGGGCCGAACGGCGCTACACGCCCGCATTGCCAAGTCACCGGAGCTACAGCGCGTGCTACAGGAAGAGCGCGAGGCGCTAGTAGACATGGCCGAGTCGGCGCTACGGGCCGAGGTACTAGAGCGCAACATGACGGCGATTATCTGGACGCTGAAAGCCAGCCCAGAGGCAAAGCGGCGGGGGTGGAGCGAACGCCATGAGCTAGGCGGGCCGGACGGCGGGCCGGTGCTGATTCAGATGACATGGGGTGACGTAGATGCTGGCGACGGCAGCGACGGCGACGCGGCTTAAACTGCCGTCGTTTCACCCACGGCAGGCCGAGATAGCCATACACCCGGCGCGGTTCAAGGTCGCAGCGGCCGGCCGTCGTTTTGGCAAGACAAGATTAGGCGCGGCCCTTTGCGTCAAGACGGCCGCCGACGGGGGCCGGGCGTGGTGGGTTGCGCCGACCTATCCCGTCGCTATGGTCGGCTGGCGTCTCATTCGCCGTCTGGCGCTCCAGGTTCCTGGCGCTGAGATACGCCAGGCCGAGCGGCTAGTGTCATTCCCCAACGGCGGCGAGATTCAGGTTAGATCGGCCGATAACCCCGATAGCTTGCGCGGCGAAGGGCTTGATTTTGTCGTCTTTGATGAGTGCGCTTTCATCCACGAAGATGCGTGGCAGGAGGCGGTACGGCCGGCACTGGCCGACAGGCGCGGCCGGGCGCTGTTCATATCGACGCCGAAGGGCCGCAATTGGTTCTGGCGATTGTGGCAGCGGTGCATAGACGACCATGACCATGAGTGGCACGGCTGGCAATTGCCGACGGCCGCCAATCCCTACATTGCTCCATCTGAAATTGAGGCGGCGCGGCTGGGCTTGCCCGAACGCATTTTTGCACAGGAGTTTCTAGCGCAGTTCCTAGACGACGCAGGCGGGGTCTTTCGTCGCGTCATGGACGCGGCTACGGCCACGGCACAAGGCGGCGCTATCGGCGGGCACGAATATGCGTTCGGGGTGGACTGGGGCCGCTCCAATGACTATACCGCTATTGCCGTTCTGGACATTACCCACTCCGAGATTGTAGCGCTAGACAGGTTCAATCAGATTGACTACTCATTGCAACTGGCACGGCTAACGGCGCTCTATGAACGGTTCCGGCCGCGGGCTATCGTCGCTGAGGCTAACAGCATGGGGCAGCCGCTTATTGAGCAATTGCAAGCGGCCGGGCTGCCGGTTGTGCCGTTTACAACCACGGCGGCCAGTAAGCAGATCGCGGTCGATGCTCTGGCGCTGGCATTCGAGCGCGGGGCGTTGCGTATCATCCCCGACCCGACGCTGATAGCCGAATTGCAGGCATATGAGGCCGAGCGGTTGCCTAGCGGCATGTTGCGCTATGGCGCTCCGAGCGGGATTCACGACGATACGGTAATGGCGGTCATGCTGGCGTGGCACAACCCGACGCCGGCCACGGTAGGAGTCACACGCTATGCTCAATCAAGTTTTTCAACGCCCCAACGGCCGCGGCGCTAATGCGGCTATCAATCCCGCGTCGCTGGCCCTGGCCCAATGGCAGGCGGCCGATTACGACGACCAACAGCGCCACTACGTCGCCCTCAGAGAGTGGTACGACGGTGATCACAAAGTGCCGTTGACCAACCGGCAGCGGGAATATCTCGGCCTTAACGCCGGTTTCCCGTGGTCGATGAACTATCTGCGCTTGCCGGTCGAGCTATGTGTTGAGCGGCTGACCGTCACCGGCTTCGATGGCCCGCCCGGTATCGGAGGGGATGACGGACTGCTCGACGAGTGGTGGACTAGTAACCGCCTCGACGCGCTACAGGGGCAAGTCCACCGCGCCACGGCCAGAGACGGTGACACTTACGTTTTGGTCGAATGGGACGCCGATAGCGGACGACCGCGCCTGTCGCACGAACCGGCCTATGATGGCGTAGAGGGGATGAAGGTTCACTACCTGAGTAACCTACGCCGCGAAATGACAATGGCGAGCAAGGTGTGGACTGAAAGCCGCTTCGACGAACGCGGCCAACTACAGACGACGCGCCGCCTGAATCTGTATCTGCCCGACCGGCTAGAGCGCTACATCGAGCGGGGCAAGGGGTGGGAAGCTTACGAGGAACCGGGCTATCCGTGGCCCATCCCTAACCCCATCGGCCGCATTCCTGTCATTCACTTTCGCTGGCGAGACGACGGCGGCAACTGGGGAGAAAGCGAAATAGAACCGCTTGTGCCGTTGCAAATGGCGCTGAATAAATCGGTGCTAGACCTGCTAGAGGCCGCCGATAAAACCGGCGCGGCGCTGCTGACGCTAACCGGCGCGTCATGGCCCGCCGACGCGCCCGAAGTCCATGCGGGCGACGTGCTGAGCGTATCGGCCGCCGACGCGCATTGGGGCAGTATCCCGCCCGGCGATCTGGCCCAACTGCGAGAGGTCGGTAACGATTTTATTGTCCGCATGGCTCAACTGTCGCACATCCCCCTACAGTACTTCCAAGTGACAGGGCAGATAGCAAGCGCGGCTACTCAGGCCGCCGACGATGGGCAGCTAGTGGCGAAGGTCTCCAGCCTGGCCGTGGCGCTAGGCAATGCGTGGGAAGATGCTATGTACGTCGCCCTCAAGCTGAATCAGGAGTACGGCAACGGCCGCGACCTTGCGCGGGGGGAAAACATAGAAACCCGATGGGCCGAATTCGGCCGCGTTGATATGATGGCCGTGGAGGAGCGGCGGGCGGCAATCGTCCAGGCGCTAAGCGCGGCCGGGCTGGGCGTTGAGGGGATTGTGACCCTTGCGGCGCTAGGCTACTCGCAAGAAGAACAGGCCGCGCTATTGCAAACGGACGCGGTTACGGGGGTAGGGCAATGAAAAAGCCCGCTAAGGTTATCCCATTGGGCCCGCCGCTCGACACGCCCGACGAAGAGCTAGATATGCTGGCACTTGTCACGCCAGAGGATATTGAGGCGGCCAAAGCCGACGCCCGCGCCCGGATGG